ATGATAAAAAGAGCAAAAAAGATCCAAAATGGGATTGGGAATCTCATGGCCCTACTGGATTTATTGCCTGGGTCAAAAGTCGTTGTGATGATGTTCCTAAGCATTCTGGTCAGGATACTGCTGGTTTAGAAAGAGCTATAGCTTATCTAGATCGCCTTGATGGAGAAATCTCCCGAGCCATGCGAATGGATTTAGATGGAGAATTAGATGCTAATCAAATTGAGAAAGTAAGGGCCATGATTGATGATGGCGTTTCTCGTTTAAACGATCGTCTTGATAAAGTTAAAAAAGTTAAAAAGTCTAAACGCTCTAAGAAAAAAAGTGCCAACCAAGAAAATAATGAACTTCTTATTAAAGAAGCTCAAAAAATAACTGGTGTAGGAGGCGTTTTTGTTGTAGCAGATTTATTAACCTCTCGTATTGCTAAAGTTTGTATTAACGGTATGGTGTCTGGAGGACATGCAATTGAAGATTTGTATCTTCGCCAAGTAGAAAAATATGGTCTTAATAAGAGGGAACAGGCTTGTGTTAGAGAATTGCTTGAAAATATGGGATATGCTTTAAGAGAAGACCGTTTATATTTCCCAGATGAAGATGTCGATCTTGCAAGCTCCGATAATGGTGATTGGTCCGCTAATTTCCAAGGATAATTTATGTCTAAATATACTCGTTATCAATCAATGGTCAATAGAAATTCTGATGAAAACCTTAGTGAAGATCATTGGTTAAAGCAATTTGAAAAGAATTTGCAAAAGGGAGCGGTTCAATCCAGAAACCAAGATTCCATTTTTGATCAAATTAATTCTATTATGAATCGTAAGTCTAAATATCCCAGTGTTGATGCTGCTGTGGAAGATATGAAAGCCCGAAGTGGTTTGACTGCCTATTTAGATAAGGTGAAACAAGCTGAAAATGATGAGCAAGTAACTAAAAAAGCTAGTGATAACCATAATGAAATTTTAAATGCTTTAAAAGAAGCTGTTAAAAGTTCAAATTGGAGAGATGCTGGGAAATTAGAAGCTGATTTAGATAAATTAGACGGAAATCCCCCAACCAATGCAATGGATGTTATTGTTGGTTTTAAATATTTTAATGATCCTGACCTACAGCATGTCAAGGTTCCGGTTGATGCCTGGGAAGACTTCACAGTTGGATATTGTGAAGGTCATGGCATGGATGAAGAAAGAACTAATAAGCAATTACAATTTACTAAAACAATAGCCGAAAAGCACGGGAAAAAATTTGCTTCTTCTGATACTAACCAGGCAATTGATAAAAAAATTCCTATTGTTATTAAAAAGCACCCTCCCATTTTAAAAACTTTTGAAAATTGTATTAGAGATACTAGAGGTAATTTGCCAATTCCAGCTATTATTGAGAAGGTTCGGTCTATTCATCAAAATGATGTTTCTGAAGCTAAAGACTGGGATGATGATAAGTTAATTCATCTTGTTAGCAATCTTAATTTAGAAGCTAAAAAGAATAATCCTAATAACTTCGAAAATTATAGTAATCTTGGGTCCAGAGATTCATCAACAGATTCAGAAATCGATCCTTCGAACACTGATGCGTTTTTTGCTTTAAATCCGGCGAAAATATAATTCTCTATCTAAATCACTGAATATACTAATATATTTTATGAAAGAGTCATAAAATATGTGTTCGGCTGATAAAGAATTATTTAATAAATTAAAAAAACAACTTGCAATGTTAGACCCTGTGAGTTTTTGCCAGGAAAATCTAACTTTAGATGGAAAACCGTTTAGATTAAGTGGAAACGGATATAAACCTTTTTCTGATATTTATAGATATGTTGGGATAAAAGCCTTAGAAGCAAATGCTAAGCCAGTTATTATTGTTAAAGGTCGTCAGGTAGGGGCGACCACCATGGCTAGCGCCCTAGAAATGTATTTTATGGGCTCCGGTATTTTTGGAAATGGCGACAAGCCGCCGATCCGCGTTATCCATGCTTTTCCACATTTAGAATTAGCGGCAGCTTATTCTAAAACTAAGCTACAGCAAATGATTATTTCCGCCGTCCCGGCGCCAGATCAAGAAAATAAAAGAGGTAGTAAACCCAAATCAGTAATGCAGGCCTTACTTGATACTTCTACTGCCACCAATGACTCCTTAACCTTTAAACAGTTTGCTGGCGGAAACCATTTATGGATAGAATCAGTAGGGCTTGATGGAGATAGAATTATGGGCAGAACTGCTGACGTTCTGCTCTTCGACGAAGTGCAGAAAACGTCAGGACTAGCTATTGGTAATTCTCTAAAAGTATTAACAACCGCTAAATATGGGAAACCATCCAAGGGAGTTCAAGTATATTTTGGAACCCCAAGGCGTAAGGGCTCTGATTTCCATAAAATGTGGCTTAAATCTTCTCAACAATACTATTATTTAGGATGTGAAAAATGCAAAGAACATTTTCCATTTTATACTCCAGAAAGCGATGAATGGAAAAATATATGGATTTATGGTAAAGTTGTCAAATGCAGTAAATGTGGTTATGAACAAGACAAGTTAGAGGCTCAAGAACGCGGCAAATGGGTAGCTGTTTTAGATCCAAATGATCCTGATTGTGATATGATTGGATTTCATATTAACCAATTATACATGCCTATGTTTACTCGAGAAGATATTATCAAGGAAATGCCGGGCGTTCACCCCATCAATACTGAGCGTGTTTTTATGAATGAAGTTTTGGGAGAGTTTTTTCAAGGAGATTCTAGTCCCATTACCGCTGAAGAAATTAGAGAGCAATGTGCAGATGTAGGACGTAAATTTAGGGCTAGCATTGATTTGTCTAGAGATGAAGAAAAAAATCAACTAGTTGTAATGGGAATAGATTATGGGGCCAGAGCAGATTTAGAACAATTAGCTAATCCTGATAAAGTAGTTAATCGTGGCCAATCATATAGCACTATTATAATCGCTTCCGTTAAAGAATCTGGTAAATTATCAATTGAATTTGCCACTAAATTAGCAAGAAATGATATGGAATATAAAAAAGGCATTATTGACCAATTAATGAGGCAATATAGTGTTCAATTATCAGTAGGAGACATTGGATTTTCTAATGATTTTTCTTCTATTTTACATAGTTCTTATGGAGATCGTTATTTGGTTTCTAGAGCACATAATAAAGTCAATGGTTACACTAAATTTAGTGCTGATGCTTTTCCTAAAGAGATAGTTTTTGAAAGGGATCATTATATTGGTGAATTATATGAGCAAATGAAAAAAGGAATGGTTAGGTTTCCATTTGGAGATTATGAAAAAATTGGATGGCTGATAGAACATTGTGCCAGTATGGAAATCAAGCCATCTATATCTAAGGGTGGAGACCCAACTATTCATTATGTTAAAGGTAGCACTCCTAATGACGGATTTATGGCATTGTTAAATGCTTATATTGCTTATAAATTTTTAATAACTAAGGGTTTTACTAATAATAACCCACTTTTACAAGGGAAAGATTTAAAACAAATTAATAAACCATTAATATCCACCGGTTTTATTAAAAGAAGAATGTAATTACTTGATATATTATAATAAGTATAGTGAGTTGTTAGGATATTATTTGAGGTTTTATGGCTGTTAATAGATCGTCATGGGTGGGTCCATCTAATTCGGATCAATTTTTAGAAAAAAGGTCAAATACCCCACAAGTTAGTGCTATTATGGCTAACAGTATTTCCCAAAGACGAAGAGAGGCCTTATCTCAAGAGGTAGAGCGCGGATTATTTACTGATGGTAGTGGGCCTAAAGTTTTAGAGAATGAACTAACTAGCAATGCCGTTGTCACATACTCTGTGGGTCGTAAAAAATATGCTCAAGCAGTTAGTAGTGCTGGAGGAACTTTCCACGGCGCTCATGGAAATACCGTTAAACAAATTCCTGAAGTTTATTCTCCTCTTTGGTTAAATTCTAACCTTAATTTACCTAGAGACCGAGCTACTATTAATGCTTGGTGTCGTAGTTTTTTTGCACTTAACCCATTTGTGCACAATGCTATTTGTTTACATAGTACTTACCCAATCAGTAAACTTAATATTAAGTGCCCCAATAAAGATATTGAAAAATTCTTCAATGATATGATTGAAGAAATTGATCTTATGAATGTTTGCGTTCAAATAGCCCAAGAATATTGGCTTCTTGGCGAGGCTTTCGTTTATGCTGAGTTAGATGAAAGTCGCGGCAAATGGAGCCGTTTAATGATCCAAAATCCTGACTACATGATTGTTAAACGAACTGTTGTTGCAGATGAGCCAATCATTATGTTACGACCAGATGAAAATCTGAAAAAAATCATTTTTTCAAATCGTCCCACTGATATTGAGCAGCGCAAACAACTTAATAATCACATTATCGACTCTGTCAAGCGTGGCGAAAATATTCCTTTAGATAATTTTCACGTTTCACATTTGGCCAGAAGAATTAGTCCATACGAAATTAGGGGAACGGGATTACCAGTTTGTGTATTTCGTCAGCTCATGCTTTTTGACAAGCTCCGCGAATCAAAATATGCTCAAGCAGATAACATGATTAATCCTTTAACTTTGGTTAAAATTGGAACAGATGGTCCCGAAGGATTGCATCCAACTTTTGCAGATATTGAAGCTTGGAGAAATGTTTTTGAAGAAGCTCAGTATGATAAAGATTTTAAAATCTTTACTCATGCTGGAGTTGCTGTAGAAAGAGTAGGTTACAATCAAGGTATTTTTGATATTTCTGGAGACATTACACAAATCATCAAAGAAATATATGTTGGATTGCAAGTTCCCCCAGTATTAATGGATGGTGGTGCTGATACTACTTACGCTAACGGTGGAGTAGCTTTAGATGTTTTACGACAAAGGTATATGCAATTTCGTAATATGTTAAGTTTGTGGCTAAAACGTAAAATTTTTGCCCCGATTTCTAAAATCCAAGGATTTTATGATTATTCTGGTGGAGAAAAGCAATTAATTGTTCCAGAAATCGATTGGAATCATATGTCACTTTTTGATGCGGGAGATTTTATTACACAATTGGTTAATCTAACCCAAGGAGAAGATGCTTCTAAGAGAAGCTCTCTACATACTTTATATCGATCTATGGGTCTAGAATATGAAGATGAACAGCGTAAAATCAGAAAAGAAGCTATTCAAAATGCCATAAATCTTAAAGAGAAAGCTGCCTTGCAAGCCATGGATCTTAATGCTCTACGATCTTTGGATGATGAAGATGAGATTATGGAATTGGAAGGACAGCAGTCTGGACAAAAGCCAGCAGCAGATGCTCCATTGCCAGGAGAATCTTCAGGTGCTGGAGCCCCACCCGGAGGATTGCCAGGGTTAGATTTGGGTGCCCCTCCACCTGCTCCGCCTTCGGGGGGATCGTCTCCGCCCCCAGCTCCACCCGCTGGTAATTCACCTCCCGCAGCCGCTCCCACTAAATAACAGTTAGTATTTATCCTATTTATGGATAATCCTGTATTATTTTAATGATTTCATAAGTGAAGGATTTATCTATGGATAAAATTGCCCAAAAAAGAAGTGTTCTTAATAAATTACGCGAAATGACTAATGTCAGCGGTATTGCTGCTGAGAAATTTTTCAACCCGCAATTTCAAGAAGTTATGGATAACCTTAGAAGCGTTGATGCAAATATACGTTCTATGGTTATTGGAAAATCAGTAGATGATGGGGATCCGGGAAATAATGCAGTTGCTTTAAAAGACTTATTAAAGTCAGTTAAAAGTAATTTTAATAGGCGGGAATATATGTCCGCAGTTGCAGAGCTATCTCAATTTCATAGTAAAGTAGCTAATATTTTATCCGAAATAAAGAAATTAGAAACTAAAGTAGATGAAGTTCATCATCAATTTCTTTTTCAAGATTTAGGAGATGACCATAAAAAAGAATTAGAAGGTCTTAAAAGTAAATGGTCATCTATTGAAGAAAATTCTTTTTTAAAAGAAGCTGATATTAAAGATTTTCTTCATAATATTTTAACTGACCGTGGAAGAGCTTTAGGATTTTATGAAAAAAGATATCCAAAACAAGTAGCAATTCTTAAAAGAGATACTTCCAAATTATTAGATCGATCGGAAGCTTTATTAGGGTTAATTATTAGTTCTTTAAAAGAAATGGCTGCTGCAAGAGCTGTGCGTAATCCAGATAAATATATGGCTTCTGCCAACAAAATTGAAAAAGGATATCGAGCTTATGATGTTATGTTTAAAGAGTTTTATAATACTAATGTTAAAGAATTTTTAAACAAAGTTCCGCAAGTGCCAACACAAAAAATAGATGAAAAGGGTTTAGGACAACAAGAAATACCGGGAACAACTAATGCTCCGGATACTCAACCTAATCTTCCATCATTTCCGCTTTCTCCTTCTTCTAATCCCCCGCCACCTTCAGGAGAAGTTCCTATTGATTTAGTTAATCCAAAACTTCCCTCACCACCAAATTTACCAACTAATGTAGGTCTTTCGGAAGATGATGAAGAGCCTCCCACTTTAAGAAATCCACCGGTAACCCCAACTGTTCCGGGAGTTGCTCCTCCAGCTAATCCACCAAATAAAAATACAATACCTTATGATGATAAAGTATTGGCCCATAGTAAATTTTGGGAATCATTAGAGTCATTAGCCAACGAGGATCATAAGATAATTAGTTCTTATATCAGAAAATACGCACAATCTATTCAGGCAACTGATCCTATTACGGCTATTAAATTATTGCAAATATCAAAATCTATAAAGGATTAACATATGTCTATTATGGATCCCGAATTTTATCATAAACTTTTGCAAGTTTCATCTGAAGTTCAGATGAAACCAGAAGATTTACTTAATGTTATGGCAGTAGAATCTGGAATCGATCCTACTGCCCATAATGCTAATGGCGACGCCTCTGGATTAATTCAATTCATGCCGTCCACTTTAAAAGGACTTGGTTTCCAAGGTAGTCACAGTGATTTTCGCAAAATGTCATCCGTAGATCAACTTGATTATGTTAAAAAATATATCATGAATAACATGAAATATAATGGCGGACCATTTACCTCGGCTGCTCAATATTATGTAGCCAATTTTTTACCAGTGGCTCTCAAATTACCAGGAATCAAAAATGGTGACCCTAATACTATTATTGTTGCCAAAAATCCTGATAAACCGCATTTGCCAGGAGTTAGCACTCGTATGGAAAAAATTTATTATAATGCTAACCCAGTTTTAGATGCAGATAAAGATGGTGTAATAACTTATGGAGACATACAAACGGTTTTAAATCAGGCAGCCAGTGGTAAAAATTTTAGATCGGCGCTTGCTCAACTTCAAAATACTACCGGATATACTCCAAACAAATCACCCGATTCGATGGTGGCTACTATAAATAAACAAAAACCAACTAACGATAATAGTATTTTTGATATCTTAGAAAGATACTTACAACAAATTGTCGCAACAGATCGTTCTAATAAAGGTATTTATAAAAGATTTTTACCAAATCATGATATTTTAATTAGAGTTTATGCTAATAACCATACTGATGCTATCGAGTTTGCCCGTATTCTTACAACTGCTTTAGATGAAGAGTTATTGGCTTCTTCTTTTATCCATACTAACGGAAGAAATACGGAAGTGCAATGTAATATTTCTGGTCCAGAGAAAGAAT